GCCCATGCCTATCAAGAGAATCAATAGCACTAATGTTTGCTTCATATCTTTCTTTATTTCTTTCTAATTCTTCGCTAAGCTCTTCAATCTGAAGCATGCGCTGCACGTTTGTAGCTTCTAAAGAATCTATTACGTGAGTAGCTCTATCAGCTCTGCGCTCATATCCTTCTATAGTCTTTTCATCCTGCTTAATTCTGATGTATAAAGTCTGAATGATTATGCAGATGGTGATGGCTACAGCTATAACAATAGCGCCTTTAATTTGATCCTTCGTCATTAGATTTCTTTTTTGTAAAGATAGATTCTATCACTGTTAATCCTAACCCCCCACCTGCTAAAATAAGCAGACCATCGAACATAAATTCAGGGCATTTGTAATCAGTAAATGTACCAATGTATGAAAGGTTAATGCAAACGAGTAGAGCCAATATAGAAGCCACTCTTTTGCTACTTGCATCGGTCTCATTACTGAATACACTCTTAAGCCATTTCATCTGCGCTTCTTATTCATCTTGTAGATGGTAAAGATTGAAGCCGCTGCTGATAAGAGTAAACAAATAATCTTAAGTGCGAATTCTATATCTAACATCCATGCAGGTACACTAAGTAAAATACTGCTCACTGTACCGGTTACTCCTTCCGCTATCTGTTGTTGGTTACTGCTCATGTAATAAAGTGTAAGTAAACGCTTTTTTATTCGATTTAATGCATGCCTGAATAAGCTCTTTGAAATCTTTAGGACTATTCAATACTTGGCATCCTGCGCTCCACTTATCAATGTTCTTAGATTCAGCAGATTCATTAGCACGATGGATGTTAATACCAAATAATCCTGTATCTTCTTTGCCCTGCTCCTCAGCTACTGAATCTTTGTCAGCATCTCTAAACACAGTTACTTTTTTAGCCTGCACTAATGCGCTGTATTTGCCCTGATGCAAGCCAATAACCCAAGTGTCTACGTATTGCCCTGCCTTAAGTACAGCTGTGCCTAACTTATTCATAGGATTATTGAGCCAAAAAGTACCTGGATTAGTTGTTCCAGTGTACCACTTAACCTCATTACCCTGCACCAAGCCTATTAGATCATCAAACTTATTAGGCTCATTAGCTTTAGAGCGGATGCCCACGATATGAATAGTAGGCCATTTGTAGCCAAGCTCTGTGAATTGAGCCTTAAGCTCTTCTATTGTTGGTGCTTTCATTTTTTCTTAGTTCTTTATCGCGTTTAGATAAGTAGACTTTAAGCTTGCGCTCATAGTCCTTGCGTGTTTTTTCTTCCTTTGTCATGCTTTGTTAGTTAGTGAAATCTCTTACGTTGAATCTGCTCCAAGCACTATCGTAATTTCTACCCTCACTAAAAGCTACAGTGCTCTGCCTGTTTACTTTGCGTAATGGGTGAATATCAGGGAAGTTATTAGATGTGTATTCAGGATAAGAAGTGCTATTGTCGCACAAGTAATCTACTAAGCGCTGCGTGTACCACTGAGCATTCTCACGTGCCTTCTCCACTAAGCTGTCCATCTCACCTTTAGTTATGGCTGTAGTGTTTTCAGATTGGCGAGTAACTAAGTTACCATTATCATGCTTGTACATGAGGAAAGGATAAAGCTCTACCATTGTCCACCAAGCTGTTGGCTTAACAATGTATTCGTTTAATAAAGTCTCATACACTCCTGTTAAAGTGCCATTCTCTATCTCTGTTTTAATCTTATTGGTAAGGTCAGTACCAAGGTACAAAGTCATATACTTATCTTGAGCGAGATACATAGCAGGTCTAATTAAGTTAGTATCTACAGCTTCATTAAGTTGAGTGTACTTCTTTAAGAATTCCTCGTTGATGAATAATATTTCGGGTGCTATTGCCATTGTGTGTTAGTTTTAATTTGTTCCTGGATATCTGCCATTATTCGGTAAGTCATACGTACGAGTGTTAGCTGTAGCGAAGTCTTTAGCTATATCTTTAAGAGGCATTCCTGCACGAATAGCTTTAGCCACTGAGATTGGATTAGATGAGTCTAAACCGTTATCTGCAATGAATCTTCCTTTCTCTCTCTTTCTAAAATATACTCTACGCTCCCAGTAGTGTTTGCAATTGACCGAGCCCTTCCACAACCATATGCTATAGGTAGAGCCATTATGGCCCATGTTAGGATTAAGGATATTACTATCTGTTTCCATTGCAGTTAAATCTTCGTATCGGTAAACATAGCCAGCCTTAGCTGCGCTTACCATTTGTCTGCAAAACTTGCGGCTGTTTTTACTTAGATTCTTTGAATAAGAATAACGAATCTTATAAAGTCCGCTATCCATTTCAGAAGGTAAATCAGGATCTGCATAGCTTCTAACTGATGCAAGATTAACAGGCTCAGCTTCTATCAATTCCCACTCATCCTCATCTACTATCTCACCCTTATCTTCCAAGAATTCACACCACCAATTCTCATCATCTTCTGTGAAGATTGGAGGCTTCTCTTGTGGATCGGCTGAAAGCTCAGCTTTATATCTGTTGTAAATTGCAGTAGCCCAGTCTCTCCCTGCATCACCACCCCATAACTGCCATGCTACTCTGCCTGCGCTTGGAAAGCCTTCCTCTCCCTGATTCCATCCTGTAGCTTCCTTATCTACAGCGTGACGTTCAAAGTAGCTGTACATTCGTGTAATGGTCTCATAAGATAGATTACGCTTATTGCTGATATCGCGAGCTCTCGCTACTCCTACCTCAGTGCCACCTCTGCCATATTCCTCTCTCCACTTCAAACCTAACTCAGCCTCTGCGGCCATCTCGTTAGTAGGCTCGAAAGATTCAGGGATTTCTAAATTAGTCTTTTTTTTTTGAGCAGATAGCTTAGCTACTGCACTTCCCTGCGATGGCTCAAACATTGCTGTAGCTACGTCTATTGGAAGTTGTAGGAATTGTACTAAGAATACTATAGCTTGCTCTTTTGTTAGAGCTCCTGTGCCTACTGCTGCTACAATTTCTAAAGCACTTGCTATCTGAGCTCCATTATAAGTTACATCACTTACAGAAGCGCCTGCTGGTGCTACCGGTGCAGGTGCATTTACATCAGTTGTTGCATTATCTGTAATAGCTGTAGGTGCTATTTGTGGCGCTGCTTCAGCTGCATCAGCGAATATATCATTAGACTCAATGTATAAATCAGCCACAATGCCCATGCCCTTAAATATCTCTTCAAGTGAATCAGTTATAATCTTTTGATATGGCTCAATGATGTTTCTGTTAAAGATGCGGTAAGCGCTCTTCATCTCATCAGCGTTACTACCTAATCCTCCTGCATCACGAATACCAAATAATAGAGGTGAAGTAACTCGGTGAGCTGCTAAGATATTCTCTCTTGACTGCACGCTTAATTCCTGCCACTGCTTATCTGCATCACTCATAGGCACTAAGTCTAAGCGCGGTGCTCTATCAGCTGACTCATTAAATGTGAATACTACCTTACCTGCTTTCTTAGCACCTACCATGGTCTCCCAATTTCTGCGAATAGCCATCTGCTCTTCAGGATCAGGAATGCCGTTATTCATGTGCAAGAAATAGCTTGGCGCCATTCCATTGCTTAAGAAAGCTCTATAAAATTCGCTAATATCGCGAGTAATTTCAATGTAGTTAATAGCACTGTAATAATCAGGCTTAGGATAGTAAGCAGAGCCTGGTGTCATCACTCCAACAAACAACACTTGAGAAGGCTCATCTGCTTTCGTTGTTGGATTGTACATAGGAATAAACACAGGAATGTTTTTCTTCTTACGCGTGTCTGACCAATCTTTAGAGTAATAAATGCCCGGTATAATATCCTCTTCATTAGCCACAGCTAATCTGCAATTCTCATAAGGCAGATGATTAATCTTAGCAATGGTGCTTCTATCTACGCTCCAAATTACTTCTAAGTAGTATCCTCCCTGCATCTTAGCATCCAATGCTATTGGCCTGCGGATAGTATTTAATTTAAGTCTATCTATCTCTCTTTGAGCAGCAGGATTGTTACTCTTAATTTCCTTTCCTGCTATCATGAAAGATATGCTCATAGTTAGAGCAGAGTGCACAGGTGAAGCATAGTACAAATCAATAAGATAATTACTAAACAAGTTAGCCTCTCCAAGTGTTACCCATCCTTTTGGAGTCTCTTTCTCGGTAGCTTCCTGAGGCATTGCTGCGCCAAGATTCACTAACATTGGTGCTGAGGTCTGTGCTATATTATCCATTGTAAGTAATATCGTTATCTATTGTTAAATTCGGCTCAGTGAAACGAGGAGTAGTAATATCTTCAACGATTAAATAACCCTTCTCTATTACTCCCTCGACTGCCGCGTTTGTAGGATCTAAATTAGTGCTGCTATTTTGGCCATAAACTATGTAGCTGAAACGTGCTGGGTAGTTAATTAATAGGCTTGCAGCTGTTGGTGTGTTGGCATTTGTGCCGATTTGAATGGTAGTATATCTATCATTCTCTGCTATCTTTGTTGGAATAGCGTAAAGCTTCTGAAGTGTCTGCTCGTTGGTTAGTTCAAGCAGATAATGTGTGTATGTATTAGACAGCAAAAGCTCCCCTTGCTTGAGTGTCAAGTAGAGGAGCTGTGCTGCTGTATTTTTAAGTAAATAAATCATGCCTTAAATATAGCACAATTTAGTTTACAATGTACCTGCTACTACAGTAACAGTTGCGAAGTCTTCAAATGGAGTATCTCCAGCGTCTTGGTCAAGTAAGTATGCCTTATCTTTCTCTTCACCTGTGAAGGTAACGGTGTAACCCACCATGTCGCCTTTAGCAGTACCTGTTTGAGTAGTGAATGCAGTAACCTCAACACCATCTTTGTAACCACACATCCAAATGTTATCGTTATTATCTTGTACAAAAAGTACGTTGCGACCTTTAGCGATGTTTTGAAGTTGTAGTGAACGTGCAGCAGTCATTCCATGGAATGAAGCTACGATAGTTTGAGTGTAGTATACAGTGCCATTTTCAATAGAGATTGTAGCCTCTTCAGTAAATGATCCTGTGTGCTTAGGTAATTCGAATTCGTAAACGCTTCCTGTTGCAAGAGCAGTAACTAAGTTACTTGTTCCGTCAATGGTAGCACTGTTAGCGAATGTAGCGTAAGAACCAAGGTAGATTGCTTTAATCCCACCAATCGATTCTTTGCACTGAATCTGGAGTCCAGCGGTAGTTAGACAGCTCATATCGTGTGTAAATTTTTTTTTGTTATTTTTTAAACTATTCTTTGCAAAGAATGGGCGGCTCTTAGCCAACCCACTCTTTTAACAAAGGAGTATTAATTAGGGATTCATGAATCCTAAGATAGCCTCAGCAGGAACTGCTACTTGTGTACCAGCACGGAACTTCATAACCATTCTCACGTTATCTGATCCATCAGTTACAGACATATCTACAACCTTAACTTCATTGAAGTCAGATACAGTGTCAGTACCGAAGAACAAGTTCTCAGGCTTAGCGAAAAGAGCTACGTTGTCAGGAATACCTGGGCAAACATAGATCTCATACCCGTCGAACATCAATGGGTAGTTAGATGCAGCGTTGAACTGTTGCAAGTAACCTAAAGCTGATAAAGCTTGGCGGTAAAGTTGAGCAGTCTTACGGTTAACGTAAAGCTTAACAGAAGCATCACCGATTAATGTTGCAGGAAGTGCAGCCATCAAAGTCTCTAAAGACGCGATAACGTTAGATGAAGTGAATGCGTTAGCGAAGTCAACATCAGGAGTACCTGATTTAGCAGTATCCAACACCTTCAAAATTCCATTGAAAGAAGTGTAAGATGAAGATTCGAAGTTACCTTGCCACAAAGTGTATTCGATATTCTCAGCTACTTTACCTGAAAGGTGAGCAATCAAGAAATCAGCGAAGTTAGCAGGGATAGTATCGTTAGCAAATCCACGGCCTGTTTGTGCAGCTTCCCAATCTTTTGCAAATTGATCCTTGCATACTTCAACATTCACCTTAAGGTCAGTAACAGTCAATACACGCTCAGCCAATGTTAAGGTAGAGTCTGCATTGTCGAAGTCACAACCCCATGCTTTCACGATGTCAGTAGAAGCTAACGTCTTAAGTACCATCTTGTACTTAACATTCTCTTTAACTGTGATGTAGTTGTTAGCAATAGTGTCTCCTGACAATACTGCTGCGCTGATATACGGCAGAGCTAACTCGCCAGCATATGAGCTTGAAGAAATGGTTAAATTAGTTGCCATTTTTTGTGTTTGTTTTTATGTTTGTTTTTATTTGAGTTTATTAATCATAGCGTAGGCACGTTGTTGTGCAGTCATGCGAGACATATCTACGTGTTGTGTTGGTGCTGTTTGGCGAGCTTGCTTAACAGTTACTGCTGCAGGTGCTTGTGAAAGCTCTACAATTTTCTTTTCAGCAGCGCTAAGCTTAGCCTCGAATTCAGCAATTACGTTTTTAAGTAAACCTTCTACTTGCTCTTTCGAATAAGTCTCAGCTACCTCTTGCTCTATGGTAACTTCTACCTCAGGCTTCTCTTCCTCTTTTGGTACTTCAATAGCGCTTGCAATAATGCCAGCTGCTACCACGATTACCATACCGTTGTCAAGTGTATACTCGCCATCAGCTAAAGGTGTAGGATTGCCATCTGCATCCATTACAAAAATCTCTACTCCCTCAGCCCATACTTCAGCTGGTGAATAGATCATAGTACCATCAGCTAAAGCGCCCTCTACCATCATCTCTACCTTGGTAGATTCTTCAACGGCAGGAGTCTCTTCTACTGACAATTTCACCCCATGCTTACTAAGCTGCGGAGCGAACTTTTCTAAAATTTCAGAAATCATGTTCATGTGTTATAATTATTAGTGGAAAAAATTAAGAATTCATTTCAAGTGCTTGAGCCAATTCAGCCAACAGCTTCTCAAGATCTTTCTCTTCTACCTTAGTCTCAGCCATTGGTGTAAACCATCCCTCAATAGAAAAGCCTTTAACCTCGCCATTCTTTACAGCTTGCCATGTAGCATCATCATCTACTTTTACCCCTATCATCCAAGTACCATCAGGCAATTCAAAGCCGTAGTTATCTCCCTTATCTGCACCGAACTTAATCCATGACTCTACTACTGTAAGATTGTTTACAGGCATCTCATGTTGAATGGTGTGGTTATGGTGCATGTTACGCTTAAGAAATTCCTGAGCTGTCTGCTCTATGGTCTCTTTAGAGTAAGTGATAAAATACTTCTCACCATTGCCATCATATCTAACTATAGGCTGATTAGGAATAAGTGCAGGGCCGTACAGCATGCGCTTCTCTCCATCTTCCACGCGAGCTAACATTAGATTCTGTTTGCTTAGCGCCACGAAGTCTACCATTATAGCAGGCTCACTAACTAAGCTTACAGCATAGACTCCCATGTTAGAATCATCTTCGCCTAAGCCGTATTCTATTAGTTTTAATTTATCATTCATTATCGTATGTTTCAGAAATTTCAAATAGTATAGCGTTAACTACCTCATCAATTATAGCCTCAGTATCTTCAAGCTCTGTTCTATCTATCTCAGATAGAGCATTTCTTACTCCTCTCGCTATGCACTTTTTAAGTAGTGGAAAGTTTGCCATATTCGTTATAGATATGATTGGTCAATAATCTTCTGACGTGCCTCTAATGCGTTAGCTACGTTGCCTGCAAGCACATAAGTCTCAGTAGTGCCAGGTGCGTTGTTATTCATTGCTGCTCCGCTGAAGTCAATAGCCGGTGCATTAGCTGTTCCTGTTGGTGCATTTAAATCTCCATTACCTCCGCTACCTGTTCCGCTACCATTAAACTGCGTTTGGTTAATCTTAACAATGTTAGCTACCCCTGCTGCTGCTACAGCGGCTGCTTTTACGAAGTTCATTCCTGTTAGTTGGTCTTGCGGCACTGCTAACTGCTGAACAATACCCGAAGCCATGGCTATTGTAGCCTGCGCCTTCTGAATCATCTTATTACGTTCAAAGGCTTTGCGCTGGCTTGCTTCATCACCTTTAGCAGCTGCCTCATTTAATGAGCTTAGTGCATCTAAAGCAAGGCCTGCCATCTCGAAGTTCGATTGAATGTTAGCCATTCTTCTTTCCTGATCTTCCTTTCTGTACTTCTCTTTTATCTCATTCTCTTTCCGAGCCTGCTCTTCTACCAATGCAGTAGCATCCAATCCTGCTGCTTCCGCTTGAGTCTTAAGTTGAAAGTAATACTCTTGAGAAGCCATTAGCTCCTGCTCTTGCTTACTTAATTTT